CCGCGATCGTAGCCAGGCGGCCGCCTTGCGGCGGTTTTCTGGGTCGTCGCAGATCTTGCGCACCCTGGCGGATATGTTGCTGTAGCTCGTGACCTGGATCGCCAGCGAGCCGACCCGATCGGGGTCGATCGCCAGCACGTCGACAAACCCTAAAAAGTCGCGAGAGCGTTGCGTTTTGGGGTTGTAGAATTCCACACGGCCATAAATCCAGCCGCGGGCCTTGAAGTGGCTAAGCGTCCGTCGCGTCGGGTTGTCGGGCATCCGTGCCCCCTTTCGTTTACTGTTCGTGCCAGCGCTCCCAGGGGGGGAGCTGTTTCAATTTGGTTTTGGTCGGCGAGGGCGGCCGCTCCCGGTTCTTGATCTGCCGCGGCGGGCCGAGACTCTCGACCCCGCCCGACGGTCGCTGGTGGATCGATTGCGGCCGGCTCGGTTTGTTGAGCTCGTCGAAATCGATCCGCGAGTCGACGAGCTGCCCGATCTCGGTCCGGTAGTTTTCAATTTTCAGCTGATCGGTCGGGGCGACCGGCTTATCGGTCAGCACGGCGCCGCTGGCGTTGCGTCGCAAAACGACCCCCTCGCCGATCAGCCGCACCATGAGCCCCAGCGCGAACGTGAGGCGGCGGGATACGTGCATTTGTGCAATCAACGACGAAGCGGCCTGCTTGTTGCCGGCGTGTAGCTCGCGGAGCTTCTCGATCTCCTCGTCGAGATCGCCCCGCCAGGCCCGCAGCTCGGCCAGCTCCCCTTTCATTCCGGTTATGGTGTTGGCGATCTCCATGAGCGTCATATTGACCCGTTCCTCGTGATGCGCCGCCTGGTCGCGCGTCTCGGCGGGTAGCTTGTGCAGCTTCCGCTGTAGGTCGTTGCAGTTCTTCCACTGCTGCCGGATCTCACCAGATATCTTGACGATGTCGGCCTCGACTTTTCGGGCCTGCTCGAGCTCGTCGAGCCGGGTCCCTTCGCCGGCGAGCCCCTGCTCGACGTCCTCGAGCCGTCGCTCGATCGTCCGCCGCTGCTTCGAAAACTTCCGCTCGAATCTCACGAGCGTCTTATCCCCGGGCGTCGCGGCCTGATCGATTTTCGCGCTCAGCGAGTCGAGCGCGGCGCGCGCCTCCGCGAGCCCCTCCTCGACGGTCTTCTCGAGCTGCCCGGTTCGCTCGCCCATCGCTATATTCAATTGGTGCGAGAATTGTCGATTCACTTCGACGCCCGCGCCGGCTTGCTCGGCCTGCTTCCTGATCCGGTCGAGCTGGGCCGCCTTGACCTGCGGCCGCGCCCGCTCGAGCTCGGTCACGCGAGTCGCCAGCGCCGCCAGCTCGCTCGTCGGCGGGTCCCGTCGACCGTCTCGGGTCCGGTATGAGATTTTGAGCCCGTCGCAGACCTGCCGCATCGCTTCGACCGTCGCCTCGCGGCCGATCACCTCGGCCGATTCTGTGACGAGCTCGTGTAATTTGAACGGTTCACCCGTGTTCTCGCGGGTCGCGTTTTTGTGCATCATCCAGGCGGCGAGCTGGGTTATCTCGAGCTGCGTCATTTTCGGCCGCTTCGTATACTTCGCGACCGCGCTCGTCGCCGGGGTGTCGACCCGCTGACCGTCGACCGTGATCGTTTCGCCTTCCTTCGCCATCGCTTCGCCCTCGTGCTCGTGTTCGCTTGCTTGCTGTCCCATCACCATATCGAAAAAATACTGCTCGACCTTGTCTTTCCTGATCATGCCCGGGCCCCCTTCCAGACCTGCGAGGCTTGTCGCTTCCAGAGTTCGGCACGTTTGCGCGGGGTCAAGTCGGTCGCGTCGACCTCCTGCCGCAGCTCGGCCAGCTCGCGCATCAAATCGCGGGAGGCCTTCCCAGGTTTCGAGCTGTTGGTTCGTTTTTTCTTGGCGCGGTTGTAGGCCGCGCGGCTCTTAAGCGTCTGGCGGGCCTGCCGTGCCTGCCGCTCGAGATAGATCGCCCGATCGATCAGCGTCTCGACGAGCTTCTCGAACGACGGGCGGCGTCGGTAGTTGGCCAGCTCCTCGAGGGCTCGATCGACCGCCCCAGCGCTGAGCGGCTCGAGATCCCAGACAATCGAACGAACACCGTCGTCGGCGCTGCCCTGTTGCTCGAACCAGAGCAGCAGCCCCGGAAAGGCCTCGAGTATTGCGTCAGCTCGTGCCGTCGCTTGGTCCCTGGTCATGGTTTCGCCTCCATGAGAGATGCGGCGCTCACTGGTCTACCGTTGCTGGTCGTCGGCGCCTTCTCGAGCCAGCGGTCGAACATCGCAAAAAGACTCTTTTCGGTATGCGGGTTGTCTGCCTCGTGCCAGCACCAGGCGCGGGCCTCCGCGAGTTTGGCGTCGACGTCGCGGCGCGGGTAGCGGCTGCGCAGCTGATCGACGTCGTCGGCGCTGAGTGTGTACGTGGCACCCCCTTTGAGGGGGAAAATCAACGGTTTGTTTTCTGTTTCTTCTCTGTTCTGCTCCCTTTCCGTTTCTGTTTCCGTTTCCGTTTCTTCTCTCTCTTCCTTTTCCTGGGGGGAGTCCTCACGGCGCGCGCCCTGCGCCCTCGCTGCGCCCTCGTCGAGCCCTCGCGGGGTACTCGTTGAGCCCTCGCTGCGCCCTCGTCGAATCGGTGCGGGTGCGATCCCGCGAGCTTGGGCCAGCTCGGCGAAAAACTGCCCCAGGTCGTCGCCGCAGGTCGAGCGGGTCACGATCGCCGGGTCGGGGTGCGGGTGCCTGGGTGCCCCGCGGCGGTCGATCCGCTGGTTCCGAAACCAGCCCAGAACCTGCCAGAACCGGCCGCGGTCGGCCTCGTACTCGAACAGCAGCCCGTTTTCGACCAGCTCCTCGACGAGCGCCTCGGCGTCGATATTGTCGCCCGGGAACACCCGCAGCTTGAGCGACTTGGCGCTCGCTGGGTGCCGGCCCCAGTCGTCGGCGAAATTCCACAGCCCGATAAAGGCGAGCCGCGCCTCGAGCGACAGCTCGACGACCTGTTCGCTGGTCCAATATTCCGGTTTGATGGTCCTAATGCGAGGCATCGGGCGCCCCCTGCGGTGGGGCGATCTCGACCCGTTTCCCCTGCAGATCGACGACCGGCTCGGGCGGTAGCTGGTCAGGGTCCCAGACCCGCACGCCCATTCTGGGCCGGTTGCCGAACTGGGTCATAACTCGATAAATCAAAAGGCGGTAGCCGGGCCACTTGTACATATTGTCCCCGTACAGCGCCGAGGCTCTATCTTTGTTCGTTTTATTGAGCGCGAGAAAAGCGTCGGGGTGCTCGACGAAATACAGAATCCTTTTCGGGTCGTTCTCAAAGGGCCCGGTATCGCGATACTCGACCTCGCGGATCGTCCAGATCTGCGCATCTTCCGGCAGCGTTTCCGAGGCCATACTCAGCGGCTCGCCGAGTTTCGCGTTCTCGAGGTACGGGTTTCTTTGTTCGTCCATGGTTTGAGATCTCCGCAGATTGTCAGAATTGGAAAGGGCCGCCGATGTCGTCGCAGGCCCAGCGGGGGAGCTCGTAGACCCCCGCGAACTGGTAGCTGGGCCACTTGTCACGGTCGCGGCACTCGTGGAGCTGGTTGAGTAGCCGCCGCCGCAGCCGCTGGCCGGTTCCCAGGGCCTCGACCGACAGCTCGCCTGCGCTGACCCCGTGCGGCCGTTTGCTCTCGACCGCGACGAACCCGAACCGCTGCGCGTCATACCCGACGTGCCGCATCCCGGTTACATAGTGCGCGGCCTGCAGGTGGTAGCCGTAGCGGGCGATGGTGCCCGCAAACGCCCCCGGGCTCGCATCCTGGCACGTTTTCAGATCGACCGCGCGATCGTGCCCAGGCTGATAGAGGTCGAGCCGCGCTTTGCATCTCATGCCGGTCTGGATGTCATCCCAGACGATCGACAGCTCGACAAACCCGTCGGCCAGCATGGCGCGCGCCTCGGGGTGCGTTCGTAGCGCGAGCTGGACGTCGAGACTTTGGCGAAACTCGGCCTCTGTCACGGGTCGCCGGCCCTTGGCCCGCTGTTTCTTCTCCCAGGTGGCGAGCACGGCCCGCCCCTCGTCGGTCGCGGCGGGGTTCGCGGGCACCTTGCCGGTGCGGGTGCGTACCTTGTCGTATAGGTCCCCTGGAATCACGGCGATCGTATTCTCGAGCGCCTCGGGCTCGAGCGACCCAGAGTGGCAGAGCTCGCCGAACCGCATCGCCGCCGATTGTTGGGCCGGCTCGGGGTCGTTGCACCAATGCCAATAATGGGCGGCGCTTTTGGCAAACTGCTTGAGCGCGGTCGCGCTGACCATCAGGAACCCGTCAGGATCTCGCCAGGCGTGATACTGGGCGGCCGGTACACCGGCATAGATCCCAGGCGGCGGGCTCGCGGTGCTGGGCGGCTTCTTGATCTCGCCCGAGGTCATGACCCCGAACGTCTCGTATTCGCTATAGGTCACCTAGTCGGCCTCGTAATAGGTGAAACGGGTGGTCGCCAGATCGGCGAGAAACTCGTCGACGTCGTCGGGATTCCAAAATTTCCCGGCTGAAATGTCGAGCGCCTCGGGAAAGAGCACCTGGCGCGCCCCGTTCGAGGTGACAACCGGCACCCCCTCCTTACGCCATTTCCAGATTGTGGTACGGCTCGGGCCTTTCCGCTTGCCGGTCTCCTTGTCCCGTGCCCAGACAAACCCGGCGTTCTGGGCGATATAGTCGGGCAGCTCCTTCGCCCTGATTGCGGGCCGTGCTCCCGGCACCCGATAGGCTTGTTTTTGCATCATTCCCCCCCCTGTTCGTTTTGGTCTCGTGCACGTTCGTTTGCGTGCGGGGGGTGATCTTATCGAAAACACTCCTGATTGCTAGCAAGTCGGAGAGAAAAGAATCGCGAACCCATCAACGGGTTGCTATAAGTGGATTTGTCCGCAGTACTTACGCGGCCCGATTTTCTCTGGTATCTTTTTACCGCTTGTTCGCGTCGTGTTCAGCCGTGTTTTTTTAGCTGTTGAAAAAGTGTAGATCGTGGCCAAGCATACCCAGAAAACAGAACCCTTCACCGCCGACAAACTGCAGGCGCTCGAGCAGCGCCTCGAGCGGGTTCAGGGCCGCTTGCGGGCGATCCGCCTGTCGCTCGACGAGCAGGAGGCGGCCGAGCTTTACCTTTTCAATTCGCCCTCGATGCGGCTCGGGCTGCAGAATCTCGAGCGGTTCAGCGTCGCGGCCGAGCCGTCGCTCGACGCCCTGATTAGGGGCACGCCATACGGGCCAGAAACGACAAAAGCCGAGCTCGACGAGCACGGCTAGGCAATGGCGGTACTTGCCTACTTTTTCCACCTGTCACTGCAGCGACAGCGACCCGGGCCGATCGGTAGCGCCGCCACTACTTGCCTTTTATTTGCTTCTCTAGCCGTTCTCGTCGGCGATCAGCTGGGCGCGGGCCTGCCGCACCATGGCGACCCCGAGCCGCTGCGACTCAGCAAAGGTATGGGCGGCGTTCTGGCTGGTGAAATATTGCGGCGGCCGCTCCTCGCCGTCGACGAGGATCTCGACCACCCACACGGGGAATTCTAGCGGCATCGTATCAGCTCAGCGGCCAGTGTCGGCCGCTGCGGGCTCTCCTGGTAGCGTCGTTGTATCCACTTGACTTGCCAGCCTATCAAACAGCTGGCGACCGATCCAGAGCCCGCCGCGGTCCGGTGCGCGCGCGAAAAACCCCGCGTCGCACAGCGCGGGGTTTCTCTCATCAGGAACAAGCACGGCCCGCCAGTATAGCAGGCGCCCCGAGCTGCGCCAGCCGGTCGGTCGTTTGGTCGGTTGCTCGGTCGGTTGCTCGGTCCGATTTGGTCCGAGCTCGACAAATGCCACAGCATTTGTGGCAATGCCACAGCATTTGTGGCGGCTCCTTTGGTCGGCCTTTTGGTCGGTTGCTCGGTCGGTTGGTAACGTTTGCGCCACCATTTCGGCACCGTTTATTTGCGTTCGTCGGTGTCCACGCTCGCGAACATTCGCGAATATGCGCATGGTATGCGCGCATATGCGCGCATATGCGCCGCGGTCATTTGCGCACCTTCGCCAGTTTCACGAGCCCCGACAGGTCGGGCGTTATGTAGTTTTCGGTCGTCGTGATACTGGTATGGCCGAGCATTTGCATTACATCGGCGATCGGAATCCCCGAATTATAAAGCTCGCTGCAGGCGGCGTGCCTCAGCTGGTGGGGGGACCAGGGTTCAACGCCCGCCTTCTCGCACGCTCGCAGTATCGCAGAGCGGAAACTAAACATGTCGTAAGGGCGGCCGCTATGTTTCGCGTTTGGCGAGTCGAATTGAGGTTTGCAGAATACTCGGTTGTGCGCGGGTAGTTTGTCGGGCACCACTCGCATGATCTGCGCGCCGAGCGCCCTCTCGCGCCGAATTTTGTAGGGGCCGATTCTCCTCGCGATTATCTCGATCTCAGGCGGCCCGAACATAATCGCACGCGGCCGCTTCTTCCCGTTTTTGGACCGCTTCTTGCTTGTCTTATGCGCGACAGGAAACCACGCCCAGACGTCGTTTTCTATCTGCTGCAGCTCGTCAGCGGGCATCCTAACCAGCTCTCCGCCGCGAGCGCCGCATCCTCGCATAACTCGAACAAGGTCGGCAGCTGCCTCGGGCAGGTGCTCGAGCGTCGCCTCGATATCGTCGTGGTAAACTGGCCCCACGGGCTCTCGCTCTGGGTCGCCCTCGGCGGTGTACATACTTAACGGCTCGAGTTCCCTCAGGGCTGCGAGCTGCTCGCGGCTTATCTGCTTGAGTTTCGCCGCGTGCTCAAAAGCTCTGAGGATTCTAAATCCGTACGAGTTGACCGTCCTCGCGCAATTTCCGCGGGTATCGCGAGCGTGCTCCTGCCATTCGATCAGCTGGGCGACGCCCAGCTCGCGGGCCGGCTCGTCGCCGAACAGCTCGCAAAATGGAGCATATGCGTAGCCGTGAGCGTCGAGTTCTTTCGGGCTCAGGTTACCTAGCTTTGCGCGGTAATCTTTATATTGACAGCAGACCTCTCGAACCGTGAGCCCAACACCTAGCACCTTGCGCACGGTCGGCGGGCGGCGGCGGCGGCGTTTCTTCTCAGCGACCCAGGGCGGCAGGGTTTTATGCGTGAGCCAGTGACCCATAGAGCGTTCGTAGGCGGCGAGCATCTCGGCCGACTCATATTCTCCCGGTAGGTACTCGGTCGGGCGTCTACCGTCAGGCTGCTGCGGGTAGACGATCCGACCAGCGACTCGGCCCCCCTTCTCAAATTTGTGGTAGGCCAAAATTCCGGTCCGCTTCTTTCGACCTCGGCCTCGCGGCCTCGCCACGATCTCAACGCGCTGAATTCTCTTCGCCATCGGTTCGCCTTCCTATTTGTGTGTTACTAATCGCCGGTATCACAAAATACCAGCGCCTCGGACTCGCCGCAATACTGCCTGATCCATGCTTGTATACAAGCTCTAAACGTGATTCTCCGACCTGCTCTAGACTTTTGTGTAACTTGCATGCAGTTGAAGCTATCTCAACAAAGTCGACAACGATCTAATCGGATGATTGTAGAAAAACCCTTGTTTTACAGTGTCTAGCCCGCCCGATTGTTTACTTGTCGTTCGCCCTTGTTCGCCGTCTGTTCGGCTCTGTTTCTACATTGTGTGTTACTTTTAGTGTGGTAACACACAATAAACACCCCCAGGAAAACCCCCACTAGAACCCCAGGAAAACCCCGCCCGATGTCAACAATTGTTGACACTCCCGAGCGGCTACTCGCTGCCCCCGAGAAAGCGCCGGCAGGCCTCGGCGATCAGCTCGCTACGACTCACCCCGTCGGCCTCCGCACGGGCTGTCAGGGCGTCGACGATCGGCTCGGGGAGCGTCGTCGATATTTGGCGAGTGTGGCCCTCTGGATGGCTGCGCGGGCGGCCGCCCAGGTTCGGGGCGAGCTCGGCCTCGCGTAGCGCGCCGATAATTTTCGCGCGCCGGTTATGGGTCCCGCTGGGAAACGGTGCGCAGGCCTTGCGGATTGCGTCGCGCTGCCCGCGGCCGCAGGTGATCGCCTGCTGCCCGTCGCGGGCGATGTAGAGTAGATCGACGTCGCCGCGGGTCTCAAATCTCAGGTAGTTCGCTGGTCGCTTGGTCATGGTCTCGCCTTTCGGTTATTTGGGGGGGTCAGATTAAACACTCGACGCACGGCTCGACGTAGCTCGGCGCCGTCTCGAGCTCCTGGGCGGCCCAGGTGATCGCGTCGGCGTAGGCGACCACATAGCCGCCGTCGCCGCGAACGTCGCAGGGCAGGCCGTCTACGCGCTGCCTGTTGGGCGTTCGACAGCCCGGGTGTTTGTACACGAAATGCGAACCGCGGCGGGTCCGCTGCTCGATCGGGCTGGCGGCGTAGCTGCCCCGGAAAGCTGCGGCCGTTTCCTCGTCGTCACAATCAACGACGACGATCCCCGACAGCTCGCCGGTGACGATCCCGGGCCGATAGTCCTCGAGCCCGAACCAGTGATCGAGATCCGTCGGCGTGCAGCGCTCGCCCTGGTATCGCTTCCACTTGCGCGCCGGTCGCTTGTCGGCGGTCAGCGGGATAACTGAGAACCCGAGGCGATAAAGTCGTTTGGCTAGTTCGAGTGTGTTGTTCATTCGTCGCCCCCTTGCAGGCTCGCGAGATATTCAGAGCACCATGGCGCGCCGCACGAGCAGCCTACGGCGTGCTGCTGCTCGCTGATCACCTCCGTAACTGCGTCGACGATCGCCTCGCCGATAATGCGCTCGATGGTTTGTTTTTCCCCGTCGGCGAGCTCGGCAAACGTCGCAATCGGCCCAGATCGAAACGAGAAAAACCGGCAGCCGCTCCAGCCCGCGAGCGTTGACCGCTTGTCACGGGCGGGCCCAACATCGAACCCGGCGTCGGTGAGGCGTTCGCCCATCAGGGTCGTCGCATGATCTGCCGCACAATCGACCTCTGCCTCGTCGGCGTCGCCGAGGTCGACCTCGGCGGCGAGCCAATCACGGACCCACTCGGAACAAATGCAAATCTCGAGCTCGGGGTCGGCGTCGCCTTCCACGTAACAGCTCACCCCGTCGACCTTGATCACGCCCGCGCCGCCGTCGCTCGTCGCCGCCTGCCGGCTTTCAATGATCTCCGCAAACGTCGCCTCTCGAATCAGCTCGCCGGTGTCGTAGTTGCACAAGTCGCCGGTTCTTTTGTTGTCGCTCATGGTTTCGCCTTTCGATGTCGTAAGAAAACAAACCCGCCCGGGGGTCGCCCGGGCGGCGGGGGGTTACTACGCAACAGCGACGCCTGCCGCGGCCAGGTGCGCGTAGGCGCCTTCCGTTGAGCCCAACACTACCGGAAAGAACCGGGGCGAGTCACCAAAGTCGCCGCCGTTGGTGCCAATCATCCACCGATACCGGGTGTCTAGCTCGTCGATTGTCTCGCACTCCGTCGCCTGCAATAGCTTCTTTATTGCGTTCGCTTCGGTCTTATAGTCTCTAACGTTTTCAAAAAGTCGCATGGTTTCGCCTTTCCAGAGAATCCCGCCCGGGGGTCGCCCGGGCGGCGGGGGGGTTAGTCGTTCAGCCCGTGCTTCTTGATATAGTTCGCGACCGATCGCTCGGCGGCTTTGCGTGTTTTGAAAAAC